GAGATAAATAATGTCTGTTCAAAGAAACATCAATAAAAGACTAAACGAAAACTATAAAAACACAAATTACTTACCTCAAAAATTATTATTAGAAGATATTGATAGAGGTATGAGAGATTTTATTGTAGATATAGGAATAACAGTAGAAAACGCAGATAAAAAAGCTGCAGAAGTACCAGTTATTTTTTTAACTCAAGAAAGATGGGCTGAATTTAAAATGAACTGGAAGTTTTTAAAGGATGAAAGTGGAGAAGAAATAACAATGCCTTTTATGACTTTAAGAAGAACAGGAGTTAGAAAAGGAAGTTCACCGCTAAAAAGAACAATACCAAAAAAATTAAAATTTCAATATGTTAAAGTTCCTTCATTTGATGGGGTTTTAGGTGGGTATGAAATGTATAAAATACCTCAACCTACTTGGGTTGATGTTGAATATGAATTAAGATTTGTTACACATTATATGCAAGATGTAAACATTTCTTATGAAAAAATGTTAGAAGAAACTTATTCTGACGGTCAAGGATATATGAAAATAAATGGATATGATATTCCATCAATACTAGGAGACCCATCTGAAGATAACACTGTAGATACTATAGATGCAGATAGATATTTTCAACTAGTATACCCTATAACTGTACATTCAAGAATAGTAGACCCGAATAAATTCGAGAGAGTTCAAACTATTACAAAAATTTCTATAGAAATTCAAGAAGATGAATGTTAGTTTTATGTTTTTTTATCCTATTTATTGTAAAACATTATAAAATTTAAAATAATAAGCAGATGGCAACTATATTCGTATCACCGGGAGTTTACACTAGAGAACAAGATTTTTCAGTATTTGCTTCAAGAGTTGGATTAACAAAATTAGGGCTAGTAGGACTAACAGAAAAAGGACCTGCATTTGAACCTACCAACGTAAGAAGTACAGATGAATATCTTTTTAGATTTGGTAACACAAGCTCCTCATTAGCACTTCCATATGTAGCTAATTCTTTTTTAACTCAATCTAGTGAGTTATCAGTAACTAGAGTATTAGGAAAGGAAGGGTTTACAAATTCAAAAGCATGGTTAATAACAGCAGAAAGTGCTAATTCCGATTATAACGGAGCAACTATCGCTGTATTAAGAAGTAAATCTTCAGATAATGGAACAACTTTTTTACAATCAAATGAAACTGATTTAGAAATTGGAAACGTTACTGCAGGAGCTCCTTTATCTGACTTTACTCTTAGCGCTTCAACTGGACCTTTTAGTGCTTATACTTTAAGTATGAACTTAGATGAAAGCACAAGCGGTTATATATTAAATGTTTTAGGTCAAAATCCTAAAAAATTAGCAGGAGACTATGGAGTTTATGTAGAAGCTATTTATTCTCACTTTGTAAGAGAGGCAGCAGACAGAGGCGATATAAGCGGTATAACTGCAAATTTAGTTTATACAGCTGCAGAAACTGCTTATACTGATTATACTTCTCCTTATACAAATCCATTTACTCCAAAAGTTGTGTCAAATGTAGTTGGAGGTGAGGTTAGAGATTTGTTTACTTTCCAATCTATTTCAGATGGTAATGCAGCAAACAGAGAAATTAAAATATCTATAAGTAATATTGATGTAGTAACAAAAACATTTGATGTTGTTATTAGAAACTTTAATGATACTGATGCTAGCGCTTTCCAAACCGCTTTAGAAAGGTTTAGGGGAGTAACAATGAATCCAAATGATAGAAACTATATAGCTAGAGTTATAGGTACTACAGATGAAGAATATCCTAGAAATTCATTATTTGTAACTCTTGACATGGAAGAAGGACATCCAACAAATGTTGTTCCTGCAGGCTTTAGAGGATATAAACAAAGACAAGTTGGAATGAGCGGAGAAACAGCTGCTCCTATGTATTATAAAACTTCTTATCTTTCTGGAGATTCTGTAAATAGAACTTTCTTAGGAATTTCAGAATTAGCTTATACTGGATTTACTTCAGACCAAGTAAGCTTTAGTAAAGTTATAAGTACAGTAGAAAAAGATTTCTTTAAATATATACCTTCTGAAGATAATGTAACAGTTAAAGGTTTCCACTTAGAAAGTGCAGCACCAGCTGCAGGATTTACTACAGGAGATAAAGCTTCAATAACTGGCTATACAAAAGCACAACTTAAGTTTACTCTTGCTCCTTCAAAAGGTTTTGATGGATGGAATCAATATAAAGACCCTACTTTTACTTCAAACATTGCAGACTTATCAAATAGAAATGCATTTAAAGAAGCTATAGATAAAGTACAAAACCCAGAAGAAGTAGACATTAACTTATTTGCAACTCCAGGAATAGACTTTTCAAACAACGAAGAAGTTGTAAAGTATGCTTTAGAAAAAATAGAAGATAGAGCTGATACTCTTTATATAATGGATTCTCCTAGACTTAGTGATGAGATTTCAAAAGGAACTCCAGAACAAGTTGTTCTTGCTATGCAAGATACAGGTATTGATTCTAACTACGCAGCAACTTACTGGCCTTGGGTACAAATAGAAGACCAAACAACAGGTAAGTTTGTTTATATATCACCTACTGCTGAAGTTGTTAAAGCTATAGGATTAACTGACAACATTGCATTCCCTTGGTTTGCACCAGCTGGTATCAATAGAGGTACTATGGGAGACTCAGTTAGAAGAGCAGACGTTAAATTAAGCCAAACTGATAGAGATACATTGTATGATGGAAGAATAAATCCAATTGCAACTTTTGTACAACAAGGAGTTGTAATTTATGGACAAAAAACTCTTCAAATCAGACAATCTGCTTTAGATAGAATTAATGTAAGAAGATTACTACTTCAAATAAGAAGAGTAGTAGCTGCAACTTCTCAGACTTTATTGTTTGAGCAAAATGACCAAACATTAAGAGACCAATTCTTATCAAAAGTAGAACCTTTATTATTACAAATTCAAAACCAAAGAGGTTTAACTGGATTTAGAGTTATAATGGATGAGTCTAACAACCCACCTGAAGTTGTTGATAGAAATACTTTAGTTGGTAAGATTCAATTGAAACCTACAAGAACTGCAGAATTTATTGATTTAACATTCCAAGTTCTTCCTACTGGTGCTAGGTTTGAAGACTTCTAAGAATTAGAAATATATTTTATAAAGGAGGGTTTTTCCCTCCTTTTTTTTTAAAAAATAAAAAATTTTATAAATATAGTCCAATAATTTTTTTTGCTTAATATTTATAAATGATTAAAGAAACAATTAAATTATTATAAAATGGCTGTAATGTTTAGACCAGTTCCTGTAGAACAGGAACCAAAAAGAAAAAATAGATTTGTACTAGAGTTTCCATCAGAATTAGGGATTGAATCTTTTAACGTACAAACTTCAGGAAAACCTACGATAGAAATCGGAAGTACAGAAATTCCATATATGAACACTAGTACATTCGTTGCTGGTAGATATAAATGGCAAGCAATTGACATTGAATTTATTGATGTTATTGGACCTTCTACCACTCAAAAAGTAATGGAATGGGTTAGACTTCATGCTGAATCAGCTACTGGTAGAATGGGGTATGCAGTAGGTTACAAAAAGAATCTAGTATTAAAAGCATTAGACCCTGTAGGAGTTGAAGTTGAAAAATGGACAATGATTGGTTGCTTTATAACCAACGCATCTTTTGACGATTATGATTACAGTGCTGATGACATTTCAAAAGTTAAGATTAACGTACAGCCTGACAGATGTCTTCTTAACGCCTAATTAAACTTCTAATATTAATATAAAAAAAGGAGACTGTTTTAGTAACGGTCTCCTTTTTTGTTACTATTTATTTTAGAAGAATTTATCTTTTAATTATGGCTTATTTGAGGATTTATAGAGATTTTTATTGTATTCAGTCCATACCAGGCGTAACAGGAGACACTTATACGCTAATAAATGTGGAAAGTTTATCTTCTCAAGTAAAAGTTTTAGGAAATAATTCAGTAATTGAAAGTCCAATTGTTCAAAATGAATCAACAGGTAAATATTATGTTGATTTAAATCCAAATTATTATAATATAGATGATACTTATGAAATAAATTGGATAGTAAAATATACAAGTCAAAGTCCTCAAAAGACTTTGATTACAAGATTTAAATTTAAACCTGTTGTGGTTGGTCAAAATGTAGATATAAGATTAAACACAGAAGAAATAAGGTTAGAAATAGTTAATAGTTAGAATATGGCAAGAGGAGAAAAACCATTTATAATAAAAAGAAATGACACAGCACCAGCTTTAATAGCAACTATATATGACAAGGGTTGTTTAGGAGGTTGGAATAGACTAAACTTAAGTGCAGTTACTAGAGTGGACTTTTCTATGGTTGATGATTGTGGTGCTTTGATAGTTTCTTCTCAATCGGCTCAAACAATATCTGCTTCTAGTGGAATAATACAATATAATTGGAGAGAAGGTGATACTGCTGTAGCTGGTAATTACACAGGAGAATTTGAATTGTTTTTTGGAGATGGAACAAAAATGTCTCTTCCTAGAGAAGGAGGCATAAGTATAAGAATTGCAGAAGATATTAATAATATATAAAGACTAGAAAGTGGCAGGACAATATTTTTATAAAGTAGACGCAGACGGTAATTTTTTACCCTTAAGCGGTGGCACTGTAAGTGGCAATACTTATATTGAAGCAACCTTATCTGCAAACACTTTAAATTTGGTAAATATACCAGTAAATGATGATTCTTTAAATCAAGTTTTAGTTAGAGACAGTGTTACAGGAGATGTAAAATATAGAGATGTAAGCAGTATAGTAGGGGATTTAGATTTAGGGAAAATACTATTTGTTGCAGAAACTGGTGATGACTCAACAGGCACAAAAGGAGATATAAGTAAGCCATATAGAAATTTGTACGCAGCAAAAAGCGCTTCTACATCAGGAGATACAGTTTATGTATACCCAGGTACCTGGATATATGACAATACAGACGCCGCTGGAAATCCATATAATGGCAATATGGACACTTTAGTTAATTTATGGAAAGATGGTGTATCTTATTATTTTTCACCTAATTCTAAGGTAATTTTTTACAATCAAACAGTGACTGGTGAAAATATGCACTTGTTTATTCCTCCAAATACGGCAACAACTGTTGAATCTTGTAGTGTATATGGAGAGTTAGAGTGGGAAGGCAGCTCTATAGGTGTTAACACTTCAAATGGAGGTGCAGGATTTCATACTATTTCTGGATTTTATGATAACGCTTATAGGTTTAGTGCTAAAGTAAAATCATTAGTTTCTAAATCTTCAGGAATTGGGTATGCTGGAATATATGGTTATAGTGGTAATACGGAAGGTAGTTTTACTTTAGATGCTGATTTGCTTGAGGTCGATTATCAAGGTGGTCAATCAGGCAATGGTGGTGCAGTAGCAGTACAATGTGATGGTAAATTTATTACAACTATTAATGTAAAAGAAATAAGAAGTAGTTTTCATCCTTTTTATTTACGTTCAGATTCATATAATGAAGGTACTAGATTTGTTGCAAATGTAGACTATATGTATGCCAATTCTTTTGCTATATTACAAAGACACTCTATTGGTGAAGAATTTATTTTCAACATTAACAATGGTACTTTCGGTTCGTGTTTATTAAGAAACGAAAGTATAACTACAGGCACAACAACTATTAATGGTAATTTTAGAACTATTACTAATACAACATTCCCTATTTTTAATTTAAATGCAAATCAACCAAACACTTTAGTGTTTAATGGTACAATAAAATCAGATAATATTTCTGGTGCTGGTAGAAGGATATTTCAAACAAATAGCGGAAATCAAAAGGTTATAGCAAATTGTAATATTTTATATGAAAGTGATTTGACTACAACATCTAGAATTTTTGAAATAAATAATGGAGATGTAACATTTGATGGGGTTATTGACGGTAATTTTAGTGGGCCTATTGCCAGAGTAATCAGCGGTGGCAAACTAACTATTAAGAATAGTGAAATTAATTCCAGTTTTACTGGAGGTACTTTATTTAGTAATACAAATACAACAAATAGTAAAGTAATAGTAAAAGATAGTAAAATAATATTAAATAATTCTGTATCAGATTTATATGATGGTCAGTATTTAAATACTTATATTTTAAATTCTAACATTAAAAATGAAGGCTCTTCCAGCATTTTTACAAACACAACTTCAAACGGTTTATTACAAATTCAAAATAGTGGTTTAGTTTGCAGTTCAGGAACTACAATTAATATTAGTGGGAGTGCTCCTTTAACTGTAACAAATGTTACAACGAACACTCCAGTAAACGCAACATCAATAAGCGGAACTTTAACAGAATTAACAGAATTAGATATAGAATAATGGCAATAATAACAAGTGAAAAAAAAATAGTAGTTTTTATAGAGTTTTCATCAAAAAGTGAAGGGGTTGATGTTATGTCAAATTTTAAAAATCCTTGTGCTTTTATAGCTAGTTCTAAAAAGTACGATTATTTAGGAAGTGAAATAAGTTTTACAGAAGAATATTACAC